AACAAAAGCAGGAAAAGCATACAAAGAAGCAAAAGAACAAGGTTTAGACGTTTACACCAGTAAAGAAGTAAAAGATGCAGAACGTTTAGCTGATGCACTACTTAAAAATGATGAAGCAGTACATTATATGAGTAAATCACAATTTGAAATACCAGCTATTTCTATGATTGATGAAATACCATTTAGAGCAAAAGCAGACATACTAAAAGACAATATGATTGTAGATTTAAAAACTACTACAGGATTGAATGACTTTAGATATTCAGCAGCGAAATACAGTTATGATTTACAGGCATATCTTTATAGAGAAATGTTTGATGTAGAAAACTTTGTTTTTGTAGCAATAGATAAAGGAAGTTTAGATATTGGAATCTTTGAATGTAGTGATGAATTTTACGAAAGTGGTAAACGTAAACTAGAGCAGGGAATAGCAAACTATAAATACTTTTTTGGAAGTGAAGAAATAGATTTAAACCAATATGTATTAAGAGGAATACTATAATGAAAGTAACAGATAAAATAACAATAACAAACGAAGATAATATGTTATTGATGGAAAGATATCCTGATAACTATTTTGATTTAGCTATTGTAGACCCACCTTATGGAATTGGATTTGATGGGAACACAACTGTTAAAGGTAAAGCAGGAAAAGCAAATACATTTTCAAACAAACAACACCACGAAAAAAAAGGATGGGATAATGAAAGACCAAGTTATGAATATTTTATAGAATTAAAAAGAGTTTCAAAGAATCAAATTATATGGGGCGGTAACTATTTTGCTGATTTACTTCAACCAAAAAAAGGATGGATATTTTGGGATAAAAAAATTACAAATGCAAATAACACAAATTATTCAGATGGAGAACTTGCTTGGACTTCTTTTGATTGTGTGTTAAGAAGATTTACTTATGATTGGATAGGGTTTGGATATTTAAATAATCCACAAAAAGAAAAAAAAACACATCCAACTCAAAAGCCTGTACAGTTATATTCTTGGTTGCTTAAGACTTATGCTAAAGAAGGTGATAAAATATTAGATACACATTTAGGTTCAGGCTCAATAGCAATAGCAGCACACGATTATAAATACGAGCTAACAGCTTGTGAATTAGATAAAGAGTATTACGACAAAGCAATACAAAGAATAATAAACCACACAAATCAAACTAAATTATTTTAAAATGGAAATAACAGAAAGATTAAAAGAAGTAATAAAAGCAGAAACAAATATAGATGTAAACCAAAATTGTAGACTACGTGAAGTAGTAGAAGCTAGAGCGATGTATTGTTATTTGTTAAAGTATTTGCAACCCAGTTCAACATTACAATTCATAGGTAATACAGTAAATAGGAATCATAGCGCAATTATACACTTGCTGAAAACATATCCTATTATCGAGAAACAAAACCAAGAGTTGAGAAACACAAGATTAAAAGTATTATCTTACTTTGAAAGTGATGATGAAATAGTAACTGAAGCTGATTTACTACGCAAACAAATAAATGATTTACATTTTGAAATATTATCTTTAAAAGAACAATTAAACAAGCCAAAATTTAGCAACATAACAATAAACAAACTAAACGAACTAATGACTAAATACGATGGTACAAACAACAAAGAAATAATAACAGAAAAGCTAGAAGCATTTTATAAAATGAATAGTAACTTAACAAGGTTTATATGACACCTAAAGAACGTGCTGAATTACTATGGAACAAATACAGTAAAGAATATTTAATATCTGTAGTGAAAAGCTATAAGACAAAAGAAGAAAAAGAACACTGGACTTTAGTAGCAAACGAATTAAACAAACTTTATAAAAATGAAAAAGTATAAAGTAATAGAATTAATGACTTTAGCATTTGAAGCAGGACATAAACAAGCATCAGTTGTTGAAGCAGGATTAGAAAGTAAAGAAACAGAATTATTTGTAAATTGGATTTATACTAAACACGTAAACAATGGCTGATATATCAAAATGTAATGACAACCTTTGCCCTTCAAAAGAAATTTGTTATAGGTTTACTGCACCAGCAGACAAATTTAGACAAAGCTGGGTAAATACTAATAGAGAACACGATGCATACAACTGCGATTTGTTTTGGCATAATGGAATATGTAAATACTGCGGACAAGATGAAAACAATCACAAATTAAGCTGTGCTACATATAAAATACAAATAAATTTATGATTAAATATTCAACTAGAATTGTAATATTATTTGATAATATAGTTATAAAGATACCATTGTCTAAACGTGGTTATTTACAAGGATTGAATGAGAAATACATTTGGGATAAGTATAAACAAATTGGTTGTTTAGCAGAATTAAAATGGATGTTTTTAGGTATAGTTTGTCAGAAAAGATATAACCCAGTTAAACGAATACCAAATATAAAAGTATTGCTTATAAAACAATTAATACCTGAATTTGATTTTGACAACTGTGATTTGTACAAAGCTGAAAATTGGGGAATTGAAAATAAAAATTACATTTTGCTAGATTACGGAATAAATGAAAATATATCAAAATTATATAAAATATGAAGTATCTATTAATATTTGCAGGTTATGAATTTATAAGACCAAAATTAATTTGGTTGTTTTATTATTTAGTAAACAAAGGTTCAGAATAAACAACAATAGATTTTATTTATTTTTAAATTGAATAAACAAACTTTTTTCTATGGAAACAAAATCTAATAAAGGTGGAGCAAGAGCAGGAGCAGGTCGTAAACCTGTAGCTGATGAAAAGAAAGTTAATAGTATATTTGTACAGGCGTTAAAAGAACTATACAATAAAGAAACTGAAGAAGAAACTAAAATAGCATTCGTTAAAAATACTTTAATGGAATCTCAAAGAGGTCAGTTATTTATTGCAGAACATATATTTGGTAAGCCAAAAGAAACTATTGAAGCTACACACAATATAAATGATTTTAATATAAAAGACATATTTAAAATTGGAAATAAATCTGAATGAAAAGTATAACTTACTAGGTTCTGAAAGTAGATACTTTGTAATTACAGGCGGTAGAGGTTCAGGTAAATCTTATTCTTTAAATTCTTTTCTGTTGCTATTGACTTATGAAGTTGGACACGTTATTTTGTTTACACGTTATACATTAACATCAGCAAATGTTTCTATCATTCCTGAATTTATAGACAAAATAGAATCAGCTGATTTAACGAATGATTTTTATATAACTAAAGATGAAATAGTAAACTTAAGAACTGGCTCTAAAATACTATTTAAAGGTATTAAAACGAGTAGTGGAACACAAACTGCTAATTTAAAATCATTAGCTGGTGTTACAACGTGGGTATTAGATGAAGCAGAAGAACTAACAGATGAAGAAACATTTGAAAAGATAGATTTCAGCATTAGAACAAAAGGCATTCAGAATAGAGTTTTATTAGTATTAAACCCAGCAACAAAAGAACACTTTATTTATAAAAAGTTTTTTGAGGATAAAGGTATTCAAGCAGGTAGTAATTTAATTAAAGGCGATACTACTTACATTCATACAACGTATTTAGATAACATCACAAATCTTTCAGAATCGTTTATAAATCAAATAGAGAATATAAAAGAAAGAAGACCTGAAAAATACAAACATCAAATATTAGGTGGATGGTTAGACAAAGCAGAGGGAGTTATATTTACGAACTGGACAATAGGCGAATATAAACAAATAGGTAAATCTGTATTCGGTCAAGATTTTGGTTTTAGTAATGACCCAACAACATTAGTAGAATGTAATATAGACGTTTCTAATAAACGAATTTATATTAATGAAAGGTTTTGTTTACCTGCATTAACAACGTCTCAAATACACTCTTTAAATAAGCAACACGCAAACGATGCTTTAATAGTAGCTGATAGTGCCGAACCTAGATTAATAAGCGAACTACAAACATCAGGGTTAAATATAGTTCCAGCAATTAAAGGTCAGGGTTCTGTAACTTATGGAATATCTTTATTACTAGATTATGATTTGATAGTTTCACCTGAATCAATTAATTTAATTAAAGAGTTAAACAACTACTGTTGGTTAGAAAAGAAAAGCAATACACCAATAGACAATCATAACCATTTAATTGATGCTTTACGTTATGCAGTAGGATATCAATTAGAAAATCCAAACAAAGGAACTTATTTTATCTACTAATGACATACGGCGAAATGATTGCTACAATACAATGTTATATTCATCACACAAAAGGCGTAGAAATAGATATAGCATTACCAGCTAATATAGGGCAAATTAAAAAGATGAAGACAATGTACGCAATAGCAAACGAGTATTTAAAAAGTTAAATAAAAGTTAAAATTGTAAAATGTTTTTTTATTGTCAATAACTAGTGTATATTTGTACTCAGATAACAACAAATAAAAAATAGAAATTATGACAACTCAAGAAATTAAAACAAACATTGAAAGATTAGAAAATACAATTAAAATGAATATTTGGAATAAAGGTTATGTTGAAAATTGCAAATCTCAAATAGAAAATTATAAATTAATTTTAAATGCATAAATTAACAATAATAGACAATGCCATTAATAATTGGAAACAAAGATATAATGGTGTTGTTTTTTGGTTTGATGTAAAAACATATTCTAAAGAATGGTGTTTAGAACAAATATTATTTTTTGAAAAATTAAAAACAAAAACAAATGGAAAAACAAATAATCAAAGGCAGAAATAACGTAATTTGGATAAAAGATGGTGCAAACTATATTAAAGGAATCCAATACACAGAATTAAAAGAAAACAATAGTATATTAGATTCAATACCTGACTATCAAATTATAAAAGAATATAAAGTTGAAGGTTGGTTTAGATTTGATGACGAAAAAGATTTTATTACGCAGACCATACACGCAACTACACCAGCAAGAGCAGAACAGTTATTTAAAAAGAAGTACAAACAACACTTTACAAATGTTTATGTAGAATTACTATAATACCTTTTTTGCCTTACCTACTTGAATTAACCTTTACAGAAATGTAAGGGTTTTTTTGCTTAATACAAAATAGAGTTTATTTTATTATTAAATAAAAATACAATATGAATTTAAGTATTACAATCCCTACTTCACTAAACGAAATAACATTAGAGCAATATCAAAGATATTTAAGCATAGCAAAAGACAATAAAGACACTACGTTTTTGAATCACAAAATGATTGAAATATTCTGCGGTGTATCTTTGCTTGAAGTATCGTTAATGAAAATGAAAGATATTAACGACATACTTTTAAGATTAGAAGAAACATTTAAAACTAATACAGATAAGTTAATTAGAACTTTTAAACACAATGGTATTGAGTATGGTTTTATTCCTAATTTAGATGAAATTACTTTAGGTGAATATACTGATTTAGATACATACATATCTGACTGGGATAATATGCACAGGGCTATGGCGGTACTCTACAGACCAATAAAAAATAAATTAAGTAACAACTATACAATAGTAGAATATAATGGCTCACAAGAACGCTGTGAGTTAATGAAGACAATGCCTTTGGATGTTGTATTAAGTTCTACAGTTTTTTTTTTCAATTTACTAGCAGAATTGTTGAATTATACGGTGAACTTTTTGGAGACGGACAAACAGATTCAGCGTTTACTAGAGAAGCCCAATTCGGAGTTAAGTGGGGATGGTATTCAAGCTATTACGCACTTGCTAAAGGAAACATCCTTGAGTTTGAAAACGTCTCTAAATTAAGATTAACCGCAGCGTTTACATATTTGACATTTGAGAAAGAAAAATTAGAACTAGAAAGAATAAAATAATGAATACATATTACAGAATTACAGACGCAATAAAAGAATCATTACAAGCTGATGGTATAATTAATAACGTATCTACTGGCGACTTGTTTAATGTAGATTTAAACAAAGTAACTATATTTCCTTTAGCACACGTTATAGTTAATACAGTAACAGAATCAGCATTAGGTAATACAAATATATTTAACGTTTCTGTATTGCTTATGGATGTTTGCGATATATCACCAAAAGAATCAACTGACTTGTGGTTAGACAATGACAATGAGCAGGATATATTTAACACACAATTAGAACTAGGTAAAAGATTTGTTGAATCAATGCGTAGAGGTGATTTATACAATAAAGGTTATGAGTTAAACGGAACTGCAAACTACGAAGCATTTAGTGATAGGTTTGAAAACAAATTAGTAGGTTGGACTATAACTTTTAATTTAGAAACTGCAAACGATACAACTATTTGCTAATGCGTGAAATAGAGAAAACAAAATTGACTTTAGAAAAGTTTAGAGATTACGTTATACAACAAAGTAGAAGTAATTTAACTAAAGGTGGTAAAAGAGATACAGGTAATTTATACAACGAAATAAAGGGAGATGTATTTGTAGGTGCTAATAGTATAGGAGTTAATTTTTCAATGCCTATATACGGACAATTTCAGGATAAAGGTGTAAAAGGAAAAGACCCTTCAAAGGTTTCTAAAAACGCAAAGATAAAAGGACAACAAGCACCTAGTTCAGATTTTAAATTTGGTAGTGGAAACTATAAAGGTCAATGGAATGAATTTACAACTAAAATAGAGGGTTGGGCAAAAAGAAAAAATATAAGATTGCGAGATGACAAAGGAAAGTTTAAACAAGGTAATTATAAAACAATAGCGAACATAATAGCTAGAAATATTTATAATAGAGGTTTAAGACCTAGTTTATTTTTTACTACACCATTTGAAGCAGGATATAAAAAATACATAGATAAAGAATTAATAGAAGCATTTGCGTTGGATGTTGAAA